GTTTAGCTGGAACTGATAGATATAAAAAAGCATCTATAAAAAATAATTATTAGATATAGTCTGAAACCACTGGTGCAGGTCTACCTAATGATAATTTGAGTTTAACAGTTCCATCTGACCAATTACAGCGTTTTGATACTAATAAATGATTACCTCTAATTTTCATATCATCTACATCTAAATAAACAATAGAACCTAAAGGAGTTTTGAAACCTTTATTACTATCCACACTTATATCCAATCCCTTATCTTTACCACTATATACTTCCAACATTGCATAATATTTAGCAGTGTCTGTATCTTTAAAATCTCCACTTACTTTAATACCTCTATAACCTAAAGGCATATTTCCATCTTGAAATTCTCCCGACTTCGTTGTTTTCTTTGAGTTACCTTTACCTTTTACCTTTGCTACCCCATAAGAAGGAACAGCTCTTTTATTATATGATAAATCTCTAATACCATCTACATAACTAAGTCGTAAAGAAGGAACCTCATCAATGGATAACTTCTCTCTTATTTTTATTTGAGGACCATGCTCTGATTCAGATACATCTATATTAAAGTTTTTAGGTTTTTCTAATGTTTTATCATTCAATAATTTCTTTATTTTTTTCTGTATTAAATCATAAGGAGCTACATCTCCTCTTTCTCCTTTCATCAATATAGGAATAGAGGTCTCTCTTAGATGTTCAACTCCCATTGGTATACGTTTATCCGAGACCACATCATAAAGAAACTGCACTAAGGTATAACCATCATAATTCTTCTCGTCTGATATTGATATTGTTTTAGCTTCTTTACCACTTAAGAAAGTTCTGGGGTCTAGTGCTTTAATTTTTACATCTGAGGGACTAGGATTTATATCCTTTATATATCCTGTAAAATAAGGTACACTCTCTACTGTACTTTCATTTAAATAAAATTCTACCTTTTTATTATATAAAGAATGTGTTTCTAAATCAGGAGTATTAAAAGTAGCATTTAATGAATTTAATTTATTATTTCCTGAAAATACCACAGAGGCTTTTGATAGATAAGGTATTTCTTTACCATCTATATAACATTTAGCATCACAATACATACTTCTGCTCATTACCTATATCTCCACCCAAAGCTATTAAGTCTGTTAATTTATTACCTGAAGCATCGAATTCTTGGACGTAAGAAGTAGCTAATGATATATTCCACTTAGGGATTCTACCCCCAGTAGGTTGGTCTTCTGCTAACTGTTCGATAACTCCGTAAAACCTAATAAATTCTCCATTCGGTCTTTCTACTGTTAAATAAACAGGGACGTTATCTTTCTGATAGTTTGTTAACGTTTTTCTTATGGTTGAACCTGCTAAATCGACTCCTCCAAATTTAAGTTTTCCTCCTTCAGCAGATATTTTTCTCCATTCAGCTCTTCCCATTCTATCTTTTAATTCAACAAATTTACCTTTACGTTGCCACCCAATATTTTGAGATACATTTATATCACTTAAGGAAATATGGTGTGGGTCTTTAATTTTAATTATTTGAGAATGAGAATTATCGAAAGGTAAAATATTAAATATATTAGGATTGGCAGAATCAAGTGCTGCATCACCCTCTGGATTTATCTTAATAGCCATTCCTATTAATATACCATATCCCGGAAATGTCCATTTGGCAGTAGGACTACTACCACCACTACCAGCAAAATTAGTAGACGGCCATGTTAATTGTGATGCTGTTACTGATTCCCAATCTTCTGGTATATTCCAATGTAATGCACCGCTGTTAATTAAAGAAGAATATTCTTCACCGTTATAATCAGTATAATCTGTATACGCTAAAGGTTTCCATACATAACTTCCTGCACTCGAAGGACCACTAGTATCATTACCCCCAGCAGGGGCACTATACCAAACCTGTAATCTCACCTTAGCAAAATCACTACCGTAAGTAGGGGAATAAGGTACTCCACCTGTATTACCAGCATCTGTATTTCCACTAGAAGAACTGCTGGCAGGTCCGTTAGCCATTCTTAAAAATAAACCCTTAAATTGACGTTGTTGTACTGCTAAACACCAATTCATTATTAATCCATCTTCGTCAGAACCAGTCCAATCTGGTGTACCAAGACCATTATAAACATAATTCATATTTTTATTGTTTGATGTTACATCTGTAAACCACGTTGGTGTTCCTGCAAGCCCGTCATTATGAGCTCCTAAATAGGCTTTAGATTTCATATGTGCTGGTCTAATAAGAGAATCACTGTATTTAGTTTCATCCCAATGTTCTATACCTGAAAACTCTATCTTATCACCATCAGTATCATATCTATCCTTATATGAATCATCTCTAACTTGTAGTCTTAGTAACCTATAAGTATCCAAAAAACGTCCGTGTGAATCTAAAAAATCACCTTCCAAGTGGCTATGCCTATATGTTACGGTTTTTGAAGGAGATATTTGTTGAGCGTAAGAGTTGATTGAAGAATCCACATTACTTGCAGTGTCTGTTATATTAAAAATATCACTAACTTGTAGTGTTGGAGCCGTCCATGAAGATGTGTTGGTGACAGAGTCGTAAGTTAAAGCAGGTGAAGAACCAGCATTTTGATAAACTGTTGTTGTTGGTGTATTTGGATAAGTATTAGCTGCTGTATCACTTGCTGTTATTCCACCATTTGATGAAAAATACTTTCCGTCATCAAAGATATAACGTGCTATATCTACGTTAGAAGCTCTGGTCATACTTTCAGAACCATCCATTAATATATTATAACCGGGTTTTAAATTGTTTATCAAAGGGTTACCTAAAGAAACATAACATATAATAAAATCATTTTCTGTCTTTAAATATACTCTCTCATCACCTGCTAATTTTGAATTAGCAGTTCCTTCTAATAAATTTAATAATTCTACCTCTAATATTTCATCTACATTCTTTAAAGCAGGGCATGTAGGTGGTGTTGTTGATGTATCTAAAGAACCTGTCGATGTTCCTACCTTTAAAATTCTTTTCTGTATCACATTAGGTTCTGTATCACCATATGGAGCAGAAGCACCCGCTGCTGCCTCAGAATTAGTTTTATAAGTAACCAATAGTTTAATTTCCGAAGCTGAATTTTTTGTAGAATTAGTACAATAAGCTCTAACTTCTTCAGTGTCTGTATCACCTGTACTGAGTCCTGAACGTATAAGACCTGCATTATCTATACCACTAAAAACCTCATTCCTATCTATTTTTAATATAGCTTCTGGTGGTTTATTCGCAGGTTCAAAAATAGGTAACCTAGGAGAGCCTGATTTTTCAACTGAAACTATAGAAGAGGTGTTTTGATTTGTAGATAAATCTCTATCATCCAATGCACTATAATCGTTAGCACTACCTAATGTAGTAGTAGTATAAACAACTGTCCCAGCTGTTAAGGCAGGTCCTTTATTCATTGTAGCCAAATCTATATCTTTACCTCTACCAGCAATAGCATTAGTAATAGTAACAGTTGCCGAACTTCCATCAACAGGGGTAGCACTAAAACCATCTAAAGCATGAATAGCCGTTCCCACTAACCCCGCAATATTGGCTCCTGTTGCTCCTGTTGCAGGATTGATTTCTACACTTGTTAATCCTTCTCCTGTAGGATAAGGAGCGGTCGTTCCTGAATTGTCATTATCAAACCAAACTGCGTAGGGTTTATCGTTTCCATCGTAAATAATGAAATACTTACCGTCATAATCGTCTGAGGTATCTGCTACAAATGTCATAGTCTGAACATGTGCAGTGTTAACATAAGGTGTGTAATATTTAGACCAGTATCCATCCGTACTAAAGGCCCTGACTTTAGGGAAAAATCTTTTATGAGAGGTATAAACATGGGGGGTAACACCAAAAAAGCTAGGACTATCAAGTTCTATTAAACTATAATTAGCCTTTTCTGGTGAGTTATCTTCACCGTCATCCCAATCTATATAAAATTTCTTAACAGGCTCATTAGAATCTATCCTATACCATAATTTTTCAAAAACATAATAAGAATTTGTAGCTTGAGAACCATTATCTATAGTACCATCTACATCTGTCGTAAAATTATTAGTATTAGCAATCGCATCTTCTTCTGAACCGTATATATTAAATATTAAATCTATATCGTCTATTATGATATAACCTGTTCTAGTATATGTTGCCTCTCCCTTGGAATTACCAGCTGGTGTGTTGTTCCAACCATTATTACTAGTCTCTCCATTATACACTGTACAGGATACATCGAATGTTCCTCTTGTATTATAGGTACGTGTACCAGTACTACTAGTACCTGTTCCTCCATCTCCATATGTCCAGTCTGAAGATGTTCTATATGTTTGGGTTGGAGTAAAAGTTATAGTATCACCTATTTTTCCTGAAGTCTTACTAGCTGTGAACCCAGTAAGTGTGGGTGTACGAGGTACTAAAACAACTACTGTTTGTAAATCTAAAACTGTTTCACCTGTATAATTTATACAAATTTGAAAATTATTACTTGTAGTGGACATATCTGATGGTAATGTGAAAGATGTAGTTTTATACCCAGCTCCACTGGAAAAATCAGGCTGCCAACTATTAATTTCAACCCCAGCACCTTTACATGAAGTTGTTCCACTCTGCCATTTACCATCAACAGTTATACTACGGTTTGCTGCGGCTGTAGCTGACCTTATTGATATTTTACAAGTTACTCCTTCATAATAATCTATTGCCTGAATATCTTGGTTATATACTACACCACCACCAGACCATAGAGCACTACTCGTTGAACCGGGTAAATAAGTAATAGCAGTTTCATCATAACCAACACCGCCTGAATTAAACCTTAAATAACCGTCAGCACTGTCTACATGTAATACACCACCTGAACTGAGAACCCAACTTGTAGTGCCTGTCGTAGTAAGTCCTGAATTATCTGTAGTCACCGTACTACCTGTTACCTCAAAACAACTATTATATAACATATTCTGCCAATACCATCCTAAATCACCTAATGGTGTAGAATCAGCTGTTATATCTGCTGTATCGTTATATGCTCTAACGTCTGTGTGATAATCTGCGTATAATGCCATTATTCCTCCTAACTTGTATCAAGTGAAAACCCCGCTTTTCTGAAAGATATCTGTCCAGATGCACATACAGTATCTCTAGTTTTACCTCTTATATTATGATAATCCTTCATAAACAACCTAGCAACGTACGATTTTGATGAACCTGATGTTGCCGTAGTCATCTCATTATGAAGGGGATTTAGTGTAAATGTGTTGTTTGCTGGTGAAATTGGATATAAAGTTGTTCCGTATATTACTATTTCCTCTATTAGTCCATCATATGCGTTTTTAGCTGATGTAGGGTTAAGTGTTGCATAATTTTTCCTACCTATGTTTAAATGAGCCGTGGTATTAGCTATCACAGAATCTATCTGCCAATTATTAGAGGTTCCTGAAGATAATGCAAGACCGCTTTGGTCTTCTATTTTTCCATTTATAAATAATTTAACATTATTGGCCCTTAAATTTGCATCTACTGTAAGTATAATACAAGTTGGTGTTGTTGCATCCATAGGTATAATTGCTGTTCCTCTTAGTTCAACAGGAGGTATAGTTGTATTTGGTGCAGCTTCAACTCCATCACTCAAGAAAACTCTAGCATTTACCTGACCAGACGTGTCTAACCATATATCATATTCTCCTTCTTTGGAAATTATAAATTCATCGAGAGCAGGTTTATCGTCAGGTATAATATGCACCACTATAGACCAATTAGAATAACCTCCACCTGTTTGTATGTCACTATTGTCAAATTCTATATAAGAAGTATTCATAGTAATATCAGTAGTACTGTTGGTGAAGCGTTTAGCATAACCTGATAACCCTTCTATATCATTAGTTACACTCGCACCCAAAGCATTTGCACTATAAGAAGTATTATTAGCATAATCATACGCTTTAATTACACTGTTGGATAATGTAAATAATTGATATTGTATTATACCAGCATTAGAAGATATAGCTGAAGCCGCTGGTGTTTTACTGCCATCTTCGTTTAATGGTATGTGTACCAACGAATTAGTGTATTGGTTGTCGAGTGTGGTATCTCCTATTTGAAGGAAACCATACCACAAGTCTTCCGCATCCGCTGTCCATGTAAAATCTACTAGGAAAGGATTGTCTTCATTTGGAGTGGCTTTGAAATCTATAATTGGTTCTGGAACTTCATCTTCAAATGTCTGAAGTATAAATGGTGCGTTTGTCCCTCCTGCTAAATCTACAGTTATTCTGTTTATTAAGTTAGGGTCGTGTGCCTGTCCTAACAAACCTAGTGTCATATCTGGTTGAACATCCCCTGAATCAACTAAACCGTCCATTAAAATAGGATTATATACCCCTTCGGATATCATTTCTATACCACAATACCCACCATCTGGCATACCCGGTTCTGTATCTGTAGGTTCTATATAAACTCCGTAACCATAATCAGTATTTTGTTCATAAATAGCACCACCTGTTTTAGCTAATGCCCACCTATTAGAATATAAAGTACCAACCGTATAATCATTTGAAACTGAGGATTCATTCCAAGACATACCTACCATACCTGAATCACCAGAAACAGGACAAACCGCACTATAAAGTCTTTGTGAAATAGCTTCATCAGCAGGGTTATATGGAAGAATTTGCCATATTACCCAAAATGCCTCAGGTGATATCCATATATTCTTATTATGGACATTATATGCCGTAATCCAATCAGCTCCAGCATCGTTTTTCTTAATGTCATGATAAAAGGTAAAAGTTGTAATGTCTGTAGTTAAATCATAAGAAACTTTGTGTGGTGTCAAATTACCATTATAATAAGAGGTTGTATAAGGTTTTCCATATTCATATAATCTTACCTTCTGCATACCAGTATCAATACCCCACGGACCTGAAGAATAGTAATTATCAGTTTGAGAAGTATTCTGTGTTAATTCTGCCGTTGTGTCATAAGTTAGAAGTTTATTAGCCCATCTACAACCTTTTGCATATACTACAGTATTTCGACCTATATTATCTATCTTAATAACTCTACCGGCTACTAAATGATTCTCTCTTTTTACTATATCTCTATTTCCGGATGATGGGCCTACTGCTGCTGCATCAACATCATAATTCACAAATCCCTTCATACAAAAATTCCTTATATATCCACTACCTGTAAAAACTACTTCATCGTCAGTATTAACCCCTAAACCATATTCGTATGTAGCAGCATCATTAAAAGATGTCTTACCTATATATCTACCATGTCTAGACGCATCATCAATAAAACCTACTCTAATATTTTCATCTCGAATCATCCCTACACTCTGACTTGCACTATTAACAAAACCATTCCATAGTTGATAATGTGTATTACCATCTAATATTTTATTTTTTGCTGAATAACCAAAAGATATATAACTAGGAGCTTGAGCACCAACTGATGCATCTCCAACTGATAATGTATCAACACCCCCAGAACTATAAGGACGTCTTAAATTAGCACCACCTTCAATTTTTATTCCTTCTGTTATAGTATTATCATTATTCATAGTAGCACTCTGAACATCATAATTATAATTAGACCATAATACACTATCAATAAGCATACTACTCTCATGTGACTTAGAGAAAGTAACCCCCGGAGTAGCAGTGTGACCTTCTCCAAAATCACTTTCATATTCTCCTGCTGAATTAGGTCCACTAGCATCTTCCGCCCTAACTCTACCTATATTAGTAGTGGAAAGTGTCATATAAGCAGGAGCATCCTCATACCCATTACTTACTTTTTTATTATTAGGAGCATGAGATACTGCAAGAATATTATGGTCTTGATTAGTAATTAGTAATTTTGCCCCTCCTTCTTCTGGGTCGAAATGAACTTCTAATAAATTACCTGCTTCATAATCCACATGGAATTGTTGGTCAGTATGGTTAGCGACAGCTTCGTCTAACACAAATAACCCTTTTTGGTTCGTGCGATTTGCTTCATTATCAGGAGCACAAAATATTACTGTATTTGAAGCAGCCGTTGGAACATCTCCGGAGTTATATATTATAGGGATAACTTTCATAATAGCAGAGTCTGCGGTAAAGTATGGAGCTCTATAAAACATCCAACCAAAAGCAGATTCTCCCTCTTCTTTATCATTCTTTATTGTATTAATTATTGGTGGTCTAGCAGTTGTACCGTAGTCTATAATAGTACCATTTAATCCTGTTCCACTCATTTTTGTATTACCAAACCATAATATAAATGACCTTTTAAAACTTGTATATAGGCCATTGGCAAGAGGTGCCCCATCATTTAGAGTTAAGTATTGCTGTACTGAATCACCTAATTTCTTAAAATTAACATCCAAAGTAATCTTAGAACCTGTATTATGTTCATAAGTGTTTCCTCTACCTCTTGTTTTAACCCAAAAAGATAAAGTCGTAGGAGCGGCTCCTAATATACCACCGTCCCATGGGTCTTCTGCAAAACCATTATCATCATTTGTAACAGTGAAAACACCATCAGTGAGAGTGCCACAAGCGAATTCACTCTTTGCAGCAATAGCTGTTCTTAAAGCTCCTGCGTTTCCCGCAACACCTCCACCTGTAGTTATATCTACCTCATTCACTGAACCCGAATAAATCTTTGTATCTGCCGCAGCTGGAGCAGAACCACCACCATCCACATCAAACCAAAATATATGTGGTCTATTATCTCCATCATGAAGAACTATATAATCTCCATCTGCTATACCACCACTTGCGCCACCAAGTTCGTTAGCTCCCCAAGTAATCTCTACAACTTGAGCCACCCCTGTCTTTAATGGAACTATATCTGTATCTATACCACCCACAGCATCTAATTTTGCAACTGGATAATTATATGTCTGAGCCATTGTATTCTGTATATCCCAGTCTGCATATGTATTAAAATTACTATAAGTCCAACCTGTATTAGATTTTTCTGCAACATCGTCTTTGCCGGATGAACTCCAATTATTACTTTGTAACAATCCAAACCCTTCTTTAGAAGGAATAAATACATTCGCAGACGAAATCTTATATTTCACTCCAAATTCTTGTTGTTCTGTGCTAGTATAAAAATCATCTGGGTCAAAATTATCTATACCTCCAGTATTCCAACCTATATATCTTGTCCCTAACGTCCAAAATACTGAATTTTGTTTGTTTACCATCGGTACATTATCTACAGTAAATATTTTAACATCTTTGAGGTCCCCCCTATTTGGTTTCCTAGACGGTATTCCCATCATCTCATGGTAATTAACGCAGTACCGGTCGAGATTATGATGAGCCCATACGCCGCCGGGAAAAACAACAGTTCCCGGAGTATAACCAAGTTGTTCTATTCTTTCCATATCGGTGTAATCTGTTAAGTGCATACCAGCCGTAGCTTCATCAGCAAACCGATAGTTATATGAAGCAGGTCCATAAACAGGGTGTTCCCAACCTGAGCTGTTTACTTCTTTAAAGAATGGAACAAATCTCACACCGTCAGGGCTGGTGCGAGCCATTTGCCAAGCATTATAGTTATTCCAAGGTGGTCCACCAGCTATCGTTTCCTCCCATATTCCATCAACCTCTGATAACAAGACCCATACTATATCCTTCTGTCCTTCATATTTTATATCATAATTATAAGCGTCAATATACATCACATCTATGTCTATTGTGTCGTCTTCAGTTCCTCCATACCCATCAAATATCTCTTTTTTGAATACCCCAAATTTGGGTTGAGAAGACATCACATAAGTATTAAGGTCCTGAGAAGTAACAGATGATGTATTACTACCTACATCTACATTCATCTTATAATATTTTAATTTAGGTGCAGAAGTATTAATATGAGCTGCTACTGAAGAAGCATACATATAAAGAGATAATCCTGTCATATTCGCTTCTCCATAAGGAGGGGTGTCATCTAAATCAAAAGACATCAACATTGCATTATTTCCAGCACCTGACCTTATTTCGGCCGATGTAAGATTATTAGATAAATCACCGTAATGTTGGCTTAAAACTGTAGAATGTGTTATATCAGCTCTTCTGTAAAATTTTCCCATATTTATATTCCTCCCACATCATCTATATTCCTTAAAGCTAATGGTAAAGCCTCTGCTACTTTCTCTGCAAAGTCAGTTCCATCATTAGCATAGACATCGCCTATATTTAAAGTTATGCCTCCACCCATACTTGTTTCACCTCTGGATAGTACCCTTTCACCGGGTTCTACCATTACCATACGGTGACTTGGACCTGCTGCTAAACCAGTATCGGCATATATAAATCCACCTGTATCGAATGCTCTCACTCCATAATCTGTAGAAGCCGTGCTTCCACCACCCTCTGCAAGTGGTAGATTTGTGTATAATTCAGAATTATCAATCTCTACTGGTTTCATTAAATCAGACATCCATTTATTATATTCTCCCATTAGTATTGCTGAGGTCGCAATAATGATTCCTGCCGCTGCCCATGGATTAAGCCAACCAATAGATTGTAAAGTCTTCCATGCGTTCATAGCGAGAACAGCACCCATTATCATACCTGCAAGTTGACCCCATAGTCTTGCGTGTTCGGGCATCTTTTGAGACAAAATCATCATACCTAACAAACCAGCCTGAACTCCCATCTGAGCTGCTGCCACTTTCCAATATACTGTTGTCATTCCTTGCATTGTTTTAGCTAATCGTTGGGTGTTTTCCTGAAGGTCCTTACTCTGTAGAACACTAGCCATCTGCAATTGAATATTAACCAACATTACCGCAGAATTAATTGGTATAAGTTGATTCATCAACTTCCATAATATTACTGCTTCTATAAACCCGTCGCCAAAAATATTTATTAATTTAGTAACAAGACGTAAGGGGGCCATAAATGCCTTTAATATAGAAGCTAAATCAGCACCTCCTGCTGATAAATCCTCCCATATACCTTTTACATCTACTAATAAGAAATAAAATTCTTCCAACGCTACTATTACAGTTTCTTGTAAAGTTTTTCCAGCGGCTGTCAACTGATAAGTTCCGTCTTCTAATTGAGTAACAAATATATCTAAAAATAATTCTGCTATATTATGTAAATGAGCACTAAAAGTATTCATATGTCCATTTATTTCTACCATCTCATCGGATAAAAAAAGTGGAGCTAACATAGCGGTCTTTACTCTAATCATAGTTTTCTCTAAACTCTGATTCATAATGTCAGCCATTTCCATAGCTTCTCCACTTGAACCTGCTATATCCAAAGTAGCTTGTTGAAATTCTTCAGCACCATCCACCAAGTGCATAAACGCGGTAGCACCACGTATGTTTAAATCTTCCATCAAAGAAACCATAACTTCCATAGAGTCTCCGGTTTCATCCATATGATTCTTATATTGCATTGCTATATCTGTCAATGGTCTCATTTGGCCTTCAGCATTGAGAATTTCTATACCCATCTCTCTGAATCTGGCTGAACTATCCATAGCACCTTCAGCAAACTCTGCTAGACCCTGTCTTAAACCACGACCTGCAATACCTGCTTCTAAAGCTCTATCTGTCAAGACAGATAAAGCACCTAATAAGGTGTCTAAACTTTGATTTGTAGCTGTAAAGAAGGGTAAAGCGAACTTAACAGAGCTTGCTAAGTCATCCCATTCAATTAAAGACAAATTAATAGCGTGTGCTAATTTATCAGTGATATTCTGGGCTTCAGTAAACGCCATACCATAACCTTTAATAATCTGTGTGGTTAGTTTAGCTAAAGTAGCGTGGTCTCCTTGAACAGCCATAGCTAAAGTCATAGTATGTGTTAACATCTCCATAGCATCATTAGCGTCAACACCTGCCGATGCATATTGATAAAGACCTTGAGCTGCATCTTGCATGGATATACCATATTGTAATCCAAACTGTATAACTTGGTCACTTAATGCGAATAATTGTTCATTTGAAACTTGCCATATAGATTGAGCGTTAATAATCTCATTTTCAAAAGCAGAGAATTCTTGGACAACGCCGTTTAATTTATAAAAGAATGCTGCTGCTGCGGCCGTTCCTACAACAAAGGCGTTCTTTAGTGTCCCTTTTATCCTATTCGCTGCGTCTTCTACGTGTTGAGCATATTCCCTCATCAACCTATTTAGTTCTCTTTGTCGTTCAGCCTCCTCCTTATCTTCCTTCTCCTGCTTCCTATTAAGTTCCTTTTCAGCTTGAGCATTTTTACGTTTAATACTAGCTTCTTTTTTCTCCATTTCGATAATATCAGACTGTAAGTTAATCTGGTCTTTTAATTGTCTTTCATATTCTTCTAACGTTAAGTTTAAGTCTTCATCTTCTATCCCTAACTTTTGTTTTACCTTTATCTCTTCCTTTATCTCTTGAATTAATTTCTTAGTTAAATTAATAGCTCTTTCCCTATTACGGGTCATACCCTCGCCATCTTCACCAAAGGCTTTAATAGCTCCTTTTCTACCTTGTCCGGGCTTAGCCCATGTTTTAGCGCTTTTACCAACTTTAATATCTAATTTTGAAGCTCTATCAACATATTTCTGATATGCTTTTGTAGCTATATCTGTTTGTTTCTTTACAGCTTTACCATATGCTTCAATATCTGAGGTATCTAATGTCCTCTCGAGTACCTTATCAGATAACGGTTCTACAGCTTTAGCTGAAGCTTTTGCAGCCTGTTCAGAAGCTTTTTTTACACCTTCTACTCTTTCCTTCTCAGCGTCTTCAGATGATTGGCGTAAATCTTGTAAGGATTTTTCATGTTCTTTTTGTCTAACTTCGCGTGCCTTCTTAGCATTTCTATTAGCTATACCTAAAACAGTTTCTGCCGTTTGTTTAACGGTACTGATAGCTTGGTCTCTAGACCTTCGTCCTGCAAAGAACTCAATGCTATATGCGATACCGGGTACTGATGGCATTATTTAATTAATCCTTTAAATGTTTTTTTCTCCTTTTCTTTTCCTGCTCTTCTTTCAAATTTTTCCTTTGTTTCCATTGTCTTCATCCATTGATTACGGACTGAAGGTTTGTTCTTAGCCATTTCACTTATATCACTTTCATCGTAACCATCAAAGCGATGTATTACATTATAGTTAGATAGTGCATAAAGAAGTCCATCTAACTCCTTTCTAGGTGTGCTCTTTATATCATTCCATGACATTCCTAAATCTTTCATTAGGGGCAAATAAACATAAACTGGGATGGGGGACTCACCCATCCATTCTAAAAATTTTCAGAATCACCAGCGTTTGTTTGTAATATCGAACCTGAAATAGTCCATTTTATAGTTGTTGGTAATTTATCCCAGACTTCGTCTGTTAAAAAAGTTCCTTCTGGATTTTTTTCATTAGCCTTGTTTATCATTCTTGTAACTCTTTCCTTAGCCAAATTTTGAAAGAACTCATTTTTTGAATCTTCATCCATATTTTCGTCTGGTATGATTTTCTTTGGTTCTTCAAGTTCTGAAAGTTCCATCCATTGAACTTTTATCTTTTTTCCTTGATAGTCTATTTCTTTACTTTGTACCGTATCTGTAAGGGCTGTTAGTTCTTCTAACGTCCAAAACTCGGTTTGCGTTTCATCCATTTTTTTCTTCTCCTTTATTCTGTATGAGGGGTCATAGTACCGTCAGAGTATCTTTTCATAGCTCCTCTTGGTGTCATAACCACCTTATAATCTAATTGCGGGGCTACTGGAGTAGGTTCAGGAACAGGCTCTTCTTCAAGAACCTCTTCCTCTATTTCTACTTTCATAACCTTTTTGTCTTTCTTAGCCATATTTATACTGAACTAAAATCAGTTGCTGTTACATCTATAGCGGTGTTTATTAGAGGAGTAACGTGAGATATAAATTCCATTGTTTCCTCGGTTGTTCCGTCTGCATTAAGCGTAACTGTGTGTCCTGTTATTTGACAATTTGGAAGACTTACAGTTTCCCCTGTAGCTAATTGTACATACACTCTGTAACCAAATGTACATTTAGTTCCGTTAGTGTGGTCTTTAGGTGCTAATAATCCGTTTGAAATTTTAACTGCACCAGTTGAATCATCTGATAGACCCCATCTTGCGCCATGGCTGTGTGTTCCGTCAACGAACTCATTTCCGTCTTCTACGTTACCATTGAATACAATATCCCACACCATGTCACTCTTTTTTCTTGTAAGTGAAACAGTTGTTTCTTTCTTAACTTCTGCTTTTAATACCGAACGTTGTCCAACATAGGTAATGTCTTCATCGACTGTACCAATACTTAAATCAACACCAGTTAAATCTGTTAATGCGTAAGTTGTTCCTGCACCGTCTGTTGTCATCTCATTTGCAAAATTAGCTGCTGCTAAATCAGCTGTCATTTCTAGTGTGTTGCTACTACCAAGTTTTACACCACGTATAGTGCTCTCTGTAGTAATCATAACTTTTACATCTCTTCCTAAATAATATGCCATATTTTATCTCCCTATAGTCCACTCGCCGTTGGAGTAACGTTAGATGCTGTTCCAATTACTGGGTCAACATAGGACATAAATTCCAATGTTTCTTCTGTAGTTCCGTCACCATTTAGAGATACACTGTGTGCTTGAATACAGGCGTTTCTAATTGTTAAAACTTCCTCACCTGATTTTAACTGCACATGCACTCTATAACCAAACGTACTAACTGCTGGGTCCTCTAGACCTGTGTAAAATGAAGTATCAGTGATACCCCATCGTGCGCCATCATTAAAGATAACGTCCCAACTTGCATTACTCTTTTTTCTTGTGAGTGACACTGTTGTTTCTTTCTTAATTTCTGCTTTAAGGACTGAACGTTGTCCTATATATGTTATATCTTCGTCTGTTACACCAATCCCAAGGTCCACTCCAGTTAAGTCCGAAACTTCATTAGAATAATCAGTTCCTGCTCCATCTGCTTGTGTACCAAATACTGAACTACCGTTCTGCGCAAGAAGTGGTCCAGCAAATACTGTATTAGCGGTTCCAGCTTCATCCGCGAAAGTTCCTTTAGTGACACCATTTACTTCTACTCCGTAATCAGCGTCCTCTGTGGTAATGGCGACTGAGACATCTCTACCTAGGTAATAAGCCATTTTTTATCTCCGTCTACGCCTCGCGATGGCGTAAAGCTACTTATTATATAACGCCTTAGTATATAAAGCTTTCCCTGTAATATCAGTCTCCGCGCTTACTTACACCCATATAAGGTGTCGCCCAGAAAGAATATTTATCATCCCAAAACGGATTCCAGCTTTTACCCACCCCTATTTGTTGTAAACCAAAACCTCTATCCATTGTTAAAACTCCTGCCCCTAAAGCAGCACCTCCCATTGCTGTAGCCACTGCCATTTTAGCAAAATATCTGGCCTTGAGTTTAGTAATAAGACTCTTTGGTGGTACTGACCTCTTTTCATAAGTCCTTAATTCACTCTCAACAGCAGATTTAGTTATTTTATCTCCTTTTGCCATTTTCTTAATAAATTTATCTATTACCTTTCCCTGAGCAACGTCTGCTATAATAGACACTGTAGAAGCAAACTCTGCTCCTGCTTTATTAGCTAAATTCCCTAAAGCTAACTCAGTTGCTTCTCCTATTACTACCTTATCACTATTATTTCCTGCTATAGCTGTTAAATGGGCAGCTACTTGTTTACGGTGAGTTAAAGCAAATTGTCTAGGTCCTAAAATTTTTTGGTCTCTTAATAATCCTATAATAAAACTAGGACCGTGAACAACATAAGGGTCGTCGATAGGATGTTTAAATAGAAATCTAGACCTAGGAGGTTCATCTAATATTTCTAAAGGAGCTGCTACATAAGTCCCATCTTTTACTTTCATCGTGTTAGCAACACCAGCAGTATAAGGTCCTATATTACCCAAAGCGTGTAAAATCATACTAACAACTGATTTACTTATACGTTCGCCTCCTGTTTTAATATGTAGAAGTTTTTGTACTTGGTCAACATTACCTATACCTCTCATTTCTTTATCTGTTAAGTCTTTTTGAGGTTTTTTATGTTTCTTAGCGGCCAATCTTTTAAGAATTCTAATATCGGGATTATATTTCTCTTCTATTTGTTTATTAAAATAATCACGAACCTTTTCAATAATATCTTCATCAGATAATGATTCGGCCTCTTCCTTAGACATTATAGGAGTATTACTTATACCGTGATGGTCTCGTTCGTAAACAGTTTTTTCTGTTACTTCAAAATAATTTATTTTACCAGCAATCATTACTTTTAAATCAACTTTCTGTGTTCTACCTTCTGCCTCTTCAGGTTCCATACCTCCGGGTAAAACCTTCCAATGTTCTTCAGGTACATCTGCTTTAGATTCTGTCTTATCAAATGTTTTCTTTGATATTTTTTCTAAATCCATACCCACAACCTCAGCTGCTCCTTTGAGAGCATCTTGAGGCATATGTTTAGGAAATTCAGTATCTACATACCATTTTAAAATCTCATCATCTAAATTCTGAATTTTACGCCTATCATAATTTATAGCATATTGATGCCATACATTGTTTCCTAATAGTCTATATTCAGCAGGTCCCTTACTACTAACAGCTTCTACATCTACAAAACCGTGTCTTGACTGTTGTGTTCTAAAAGTACCAGCCATCCTAGTTCCATAAGATGGATAACGCCCAACATGTAATTGTTTTACAGTGCGTTCATAAGCCATATTTAAGTCCTATAATTTTTAAAGTTTACTTGGAATATAGCAGAAGCACCATACCATTTAAATTGGTCTAAATAACCAATATCTTGCCATTGAACTAAATGTCTTTCTAATATTTCTAATTCTTCTTCTTCATAAATAGTCCAATCTATATCCATAACAGCGTTAGCTATATTTAACATTAACCAATTCAAAGCCCTTCTCTGTTTGTAAGGTGATGAACCGTCTGGTGTTATAGTAGTTTCTCTGTCGATGATTATATGTATCATATATTGACAACCATATACTTCACCCGTACCTGATGTTCCATCATCTCCAAAAGTAACACTCTGTCCCATCACCTGTTCTTCAAAACCTGATGATAGAAGTTGAACAATTACTGCTGGGAATTTTAAATCTTCTGTCTCGGGAAATTCACCAAATACATGAACGTTTTCTGAAGACGTAGCTGTATTTACTTTATCACTTATACCCATCATTAGGGCTCTTTCTACTACATTAAGATAATCTTTAGCCATATGCTCTTCTCCTACTTGTTCTATCTCCACGGACTCTTAGGGCTTCTACTTGTATATATTCATCTCTATAGTCTCTAATAGTCTCTATGCTCCATTCAGCACTCTTATATAGATATATATCTTTAAGCTCTACTGAGGCAGAGCCTGATATATCTATTATAAGGGAGCTTAGATAAGATGTAGATACTCCACCTTTAAGTCTGTCTAAGTCTAGCGTAGAAGTAGCCGTAAATGTCTTAGCTGCTCCTCCGATGTATATTTCCTTTGTGTCATCTGTACTTACATCTCTAAGTGGTAAATCTACTGTTACCCAATTAGTAGGTGAGAATGTATCAGTTGCTGTCCAAGTTATATGTTTTTCAGTGGTATCTATACCTGTAAGTTTAAAGTATACTAAATCACCACCACTAGTAGTATCGGTTTTAATTTTAAATTGAATTCTATCTATCTCATATCCTGCGGGATAAGTAGAGCCCGGTGACAAATCTATAGTTTGTTGTCCTGTAGATGTAACATCTGCTGGATTTTGTATAATTCTTTCCATATCTAAAAATTTATCATGAGATTCAAATTCATCAAATTGAGTATTTTCACTAAAATTATCAAGAGCTCTTATAGTGTCTAAATTTGGTAAATAAAATGTACATTCTCCTGAAATTCTATGTCCCGTTCTCTCTAGGTTACCAGAACGGCTCGTAATAGGGCTTTGAAGCGCCTGTAAGCCCGGAAATAATAATTCTGGAGTGGTAACATGGTAAGCTGTGTTCGCGGCAGTACCGTCGATTGTAGTGTTGGTGTCACTTTCATAACCAAAACTTACAGAAGGACCTGTTAAAGAGGTTGTTCCTCCGCCTCTACCTGAAGTGCTAGAAGCCTTAGTCGTCATTACTTCTTTATTATAAATAGCGTCTCTTTGGAAAACTAGATTACGCACTTGATTTGTGCGATGTGATACATGTCTTAAAAGTTTAGGCATGTTGATTGTACCTAGTTTTACCGTGTTTGCCATAATTATCCTATATTACGGGGTTTCTGTCGTACATTGAGTGTACCACCTGACCCGTCTATGTTTTTCTTCCAGTTTACTGCACCAGAAGATGAATCGGCGTTATAAGTTGTTGTCTTAATACTCGTTGTTATTTTTGAGTTTAAAGCGTCCATCGCCATTTCTTTGAATTTAAGATATGGTTCATCGTCATTATAAGATATAAATATATCTCCTATCTTTAAATTTTCTATTCCCATACCATTCTGTGCTATACTTGCCAAATAAGAGGTATAAAATATCACTGAATTGTCATATGCATCGTCAGTATTAACTGTATAAGTTAGTCCTGATTGAACTTCAAACCATTCAATAGCCATACTTATTAATTCTGACATATTACTATCATCAATCTCAGTAGCCTCTATACCTGTAAGAATTCTTGTTCTTGTTCCTACTTGGTCTAAATCTAATGTTGAGTCTCTTGTTATTGCCATTATATTACTCCCATTAACATTGCGCCGCTACCAGTAGCTGCTGTAACTACTACACCAATCCACCATCGCATATGCGCTTTAATATCGTTCTCCCACGTTTCGTGGTGCGCTAAATGGTTTGTGAAAAGAGTTTCGAATTTTTCCATTCTATTAAAGATAGTCTTAACTCTCTCGTCTACTCGAATCATTAATTCTTCTCTTTCCCAATCGTCCATTATAGATTCGCCTCTGCATATTCTTTTACTCTTGTGACTCTAACTATATTGGTAATATTAGTAAGACATTTAGCTTTATCAGCGTCTACAGTAATATCTCCATCAGCTAATACTTCATTCACTAGTGCTGTATAAGTTGTTATATAATTATCACATTCTTCTATTATTTGTTCTTTTGTTATTGCCATAAAACTACCTCATCATGGGTCCGAAATTGTATGGAGTATACCTCCTGCGTGTTCCATAACTTTAAGTGTAACATCTAAGTCTATAATGACTCCGAATGGGTCAGTTACAGGAGTTACTAATTCTACTACTTGCTGGTCTGCATTTGAACCAGTTTTTAATGATGTACCACCATGTTCATAAATTCGATAAGCTGTATTGACATTTGAAGCACTAGAAGAACCTATTGTTATTCCTGAACGCTCTCCTGAAAGTACAAGTGCTGCACTAGCGTTACTTAAAGTTAATGTTGGGGAAGAATATGTCAATTCTGATTCACCAAGAATAGAATCTCCAGTTCCGTCAGAAGTCATTACATAATTATTTGTATCTCCAGAAGCTATTGATACTCCTCCGCCACCGCCGCCAGAACCTACTTCACCTTTCTGACCTTTAGTACCAACACCACCGTCGCCACCTTCGCCACCTTCGCCTCCACCACCAGTACCCTTTGTTCCTGCTATACCTTTAGCTCCAGCAGCACCTTTAATACCTTTTATACCTTTTTCTCCACCAGTTCCAGTAGTACCATTTACACTATCACCATGTATACCTTTCTCTCCATCAACGGGAGTAGGTCCTTCTCCACCTTTATCACCGTGTATACCCTTTATACCTTTGATACCTTTTTCACCAGCAGCTCCTTTATCACCAGCACTAGGTAAAGAACCATGTATACCTTTCTCTCCATCAACGGCAGTAGGTCCTTCTCCACCTTTATCACCGTGTATACCCTTTATACCTTTGATACCTTTTTCACCAGCAGCTCCTTTAGAACCAGCAGAAGGTAAAGAACCATGTATACCTTTCTCTCCAGCAGTGGCAGTAGGTCCATCTTCACCTTTATCACCGTGTACACCCTTTATACCTTTGATACCTTTTTCACCTTCAGCTCCTTTATCACCAGCAGCTGTAGTACCGTGAATACCTTTTTCACCTGCTTCTGCTGAAGGACCACCATCTCCTGTAGTTCCAGATTCTCCCTTTATACCTTTTATACCTTTTATACCTTTAATACCCTTTATTCCTTTAGAACCTTCTCCACCATCTCCTCCGAGAGCGCCAGAATCTCCAATACTATCGTCACCGCCTGTACCCTTTATACCCTTTATACCCTTAATTCCTTTAGGACCCTGAGAACCCGGATGGTCAGCACCTCCTGCACCTGTATCACCCTTTCCTCCTTTAATACCTTTAACACCTTTAGGTCCTGAATCACCAGCTATACCTTTAGCTCCTGCTGCACCATCTATGAATTCTGTTGCACCTTTAATACCCTTTTCTCCATGAATACCTTTAGTACCCTCTAATGCTGAACCATCAAACTCTATAGCAGTATTACCACTATTCATCGCTAATTCTTTAGATACATCATATGTACCAGAATCATCAGTATCTTTTTCGAAGAATATACTTCCTTTATTACCTTTAATTATTATTCTTTCTGATGGCATAAATCTATGGAGCCTGTGGCTCTACCTCCGGAATAACTGCGTCTTTCCTACCACCTGTAACTATCCAATCAAACTTAACATGGTCAGTCGCTGAAGTACAAACGAAGAATCCGTCTTCTAGCTTTTCATCTACCCATAAGTTATATGGTCCATAAGGGGTTAATGTGATAGTATAATCATCTCCTATTAGTTTCCACCAATAATCAGGTAAATCTACAGCAATACGGTCTGGCACAACGTCTAATTCAACAGTACCTCTATTATATGCTCCGAATTCAGGCCCTTCTAATACTCCATATATTAATCTCTTATCGTCGTGTATAGGATGTGGAATATTAAATGACTTAGTAGATGCAGTTAAATGTCCTGTAATACTAACTGCGGGGTTAGTGGCGCTTGAATTACCACCTGTAATATTCAATGCTGTAGTTCCAGTTCCTCCACCACCTGCTGTTCCTGCAATGGTAACTGCTGTTAATCCAGCAAGAGTAGTAGAAGAAGCACCTAAGTCTATCTCTGTACTTCCAACAGTAACACTATCATTAGCTAGTTTACTATTAGCTATACTACCTCCCAACATTGTATTTGAAACAGAACCTGTTTGTCCTGTGTGAACTATATCATAATA